ATATCTGGTGGAAAACATTTTATTGATAAAAATTGTGAAAGATTAAAGTTAGCCAGAATACTAAATGATTTTGGAATGAAAGTAGCAGCAGTTGCTATACTTTGCCAAGACGAAAGAGTGTTTGAAGCAATGATACAAGCAGGAACTGTTTGCCCAATTGATGGAAAAATTGGGAAAGATGCTATGATTTTATGGAATAAATATGATCATGAAAGACCTAATTATAAAACATATGTTAAACGTATGAAGAAACGTAAAGTTATAGATAAAGAAATTTACATAGAAGAACTTAAAATAATTGAATTAGAATCTGATAAATGAAAATAATATTATTATTTATATACCACTACTCAACTAAATTAACTTCTTGGTCATGGCAAAAATTATATGGAGATAGAAAAACTGGTTTAGGTTATAAAAAATGAAATGGTGGTGTTGGATAATTTGGGGTAGTCTTTTATGGTTAATGTTATCTTGGTTTGGTAATTCAGTAGGATTAGCAGAAGATAATGATACTGCTTTTACTACAAACATATTACCTAATGCTGGAGATACGACATCAAGTTTAACTAATTCAACTTTAGATGGAGTGCAATCTGGATCTACAGGTGCATTAACTAATAATTCTACACACAATGGATTTACTATTACTTGTGAAACCCAAGTATCAAATGCTTGTGGTCAAGCCTTTAGTGGAGAGTTAGAAGCATCACATGACATGACAGTTAAAGCTACTGGAAGTTTAGTTGGTATAACAGGAACAAGCACTCCAGATGGAGTTAGTCATACATCAACTCAATTAAAACTTAATGGTGGAATAAATTTAAGCAGTTCTATATCAGTACAAAACTGTGAATGGAGTGGTTCTAATTATCAATGTGGTAATTCTGTAGGTGTTGTTGATTCTTATACTATTATTATGAAAGTTTTAGATGCAGATGAAAATGTATTAGCTTCATCTACTCAAATAAGAACAACAGATGCTGGTTACAATTCTAATGCACGATCATTTGATGATAGCTTACATTATAACGGAGTTCATGCTAATAAATATGAATGGTCTTGGACAGGAGTTGATGGATCAGAAAGTACATCATCAGCTTTAAGAGGGCCAAATTTATTAGGAGCTGAAATGGCTTTAGATTTTCCTGTAGAAGATTACGAACCTTTATCTGCACAAGAAATTAAAGATATGAACGAAGGTTTAGGTACAGCAAACCTTAATGAGTCTGAAATATGGAATGTTATATCTGGACTTGAAGAAAGTATTAGTGAAAAATTAAACATAGAAACTGGTGGTAAAGTAACAAGTGTAGAGCTTACAGAGAATTTTGAAATTGTAGTTACAACATCTAAATCAGCAACTATTAAAGAAACTGCTAAAGTAGAAGAAGTTGTTCAAGTAATGAATAAAACTAAAGCAGTTGAAACATTAAAGAAAGAAGTTATTGCTGAAGTTATTAAAGAGACTAAGAAAGAAACTATTAAAGTAGCAGCAAAGAATGAAGAAAAAGAAACTAAAGAAGAAGAATCCAATAGCGAAGTTGTTACAACATCTATTGTTCAGAAGTCAAAAAATACCAAACAAAAAAAAGTACAATCGGAAAAAACTGTTAAGCCTAAATTAAAAGTAATTATGGCAAAGATAGATGATAAAGTTAAAGATCATGTAAAGAATTTAGAACTTAAAAACTTAGTTAAAATAGATGCTATGACAGAAAATCAAGCATCTTTATCTGTTTATAATGTACCTTTTTATATACCAAAAGATATATACTTAGATCAACTTAATATGATTGATAATAGATTGATATATAATGGAGTACAGTTAGTTAGTTATATTACTAATGATAGTATAGGAATTAAAGAGAGAACATTACAAGAACTAAATATAAACAAACAAAGAATATTAATAGAACTTAGGGAGTTAAAAAATGGTTAAAGATATTAAAAAAAATCTTACAAACATCGTAGTTATTATTGGACTTATAGGAAGTATAGGTGCTGGGTTTATTAAGTATGGTGAGATTATGACTAGAATTGATGTATTAACTAACGCATCTAAAACAATTGATTTATCTATGGTTGCTGTATTAGAAGAAAAAGTAAAAGCATTAGAAAATATAGATAGTACACATGAACATCCTGTTACTCATGGTCATACTAAACCTTTAATTAATGCCAAAGAAATAGAGTTATTGAAAATACAGTTAGAAGAATTAAAAATATCCACAGCAAATCCATTATCTAATTAATAGTCTCTTTCTATTATCATTTCAATAAAGTGTATTGCTTTAAGTAAATCATCTTTACCACCTTTGTCCTGGTGCCTAATAATATACTTAATTGCACATCCTTCTGGGAATAGAAGTTTGTTTTCTACTACAAATTTGCTTGGTTGAATTTTATACTTTTGGTAGTGATCACCACCTATTTGTTTATTATAAGCTTTACTCATTGAATGTTAACCTAAATTTTCCTTTATGTTTATACTCTTTACGTGGTTTATTTAATACTTTGTATTGATCTTCTGTTAATACATATGTATTTAGTTTCATTGCAGCAGTAAATTTTTTACAAGCTATATCAGGATCTATATCTGCCCAAGAACATATAGTTTTAAAATCTACTGAATTACCTATAAGCCAATCAATAGCATTACGTTTATCTGTAATATAATATTTATTTAAACCATCATACATAGCATCATGTAATGCTTGATTTATAATAGATCTAAATAAGATTAGCTCAGGGCTTTTCATCTATAACTTCATACGTCATTCGTTGATCAATTGTTTCAACTTGTTCCCAGCTTAAAGTTTTAGAGTCTATTGAGTTAATTATTTTTATTGCTTCTTCTTCTGATTTCGCACTAATAACAATTTCAGTATAAGCAGGAAGTATAACCCATTTCTTAAACTTATAAATCATATATTATTTTTACGTCTACTCGCTTCTAATGTTCTAAAGAGATCTATAATTAAACCTTCTTTATCACGTTTGTTTTCTAATGTAGATGCTTTTACTTCAGCACTAAATATTTCATCTACTGCAGTTTTATAAATTGTACTAGCATAATAAGATTGTTCTTTTGCAGATATACTTTTATCTTCTATGTTACCTGTTATGTGTAATGCTTTTTTACGTTTAAGTAATCTATCAAGATACTTTACATTAGCATTTGCTTCTGCATTAGTTTCATCTGTTTCAGCTAAAAAACTTAATGCTTTTTCTAATCGTTGTTCACTAATCATTTTTCTCCTTTACTGGTTTACAATACGTTAACATAACTTGATATTCTTTGGTATTTATTTTATAAAATATTCCTACGCCTTGAGTATCTTTGTAATATAAGTTTTCTTCTACATATTCTTCACAAGTTTTGTAATCTATAAACTTTTCTTTAAGAACATATTTCATTGTTAATTTTGCAGGATCTATTTCTGTTGGGATAATTAACATCATTAATAATTCAATCATAAATTCCTTATAAATAAAAAGGCACTACTACATGGGTCTTTAACCACTTTGTAGCAATGCCTAGTTTTCTAACTCGAGGGAGATAAGAAATTGTTAAAATGGTGCATCGTCTTTTAGTATTTCTTCAACACTATTAGCTTTTGCTTCCAATATTTTTCTGACGTAATTATCAATTTGTTGAAATTCTGAATCAGTTGGTATTTTACCACCTGACATATAAGATGCTATAAGATTACTCATAGTTAATCTATATTTTTCAGAAAATTGGTCCGACATATTTCTAACAGCTTGAACTCCAGTAGCACTTACCATATTAGATGTAGGTGCAGCAGATTGTTCACTTAAACATTCTATTCTAGATGCTGTTTGATATTGTTTACCTGTCTTACTTGTTCTAACTGGTTGAGCATCAATTTTTAGTCTTGCTCCTGTAGGCCATCTTTGAGAGCCTAGAGCTTCACCATAAATTGTCATATCTGTTCCATTATCTTTTGTAACGTAGACAGTCACTTGACCATCATCTTTCTCAAATGCTTTTTTAAATGAGCATTCAAATGTTTCGTGTTCCATGTTTGTTCTCCTATTTATTTGTTTTATTATTTGTCCTATTTTCTGCATCAACTCTTATAGCCTATTTAAAAGCTTCTTGCCAAACGTTTTTTGCATATATTCTAGATGGTTCATTATCTGATTTTCCCCATCTAAAATTGTCCATAGTTAACGGAAACATTTTAACTATATCTTCCTTATCTTTAGCTATTTTAATAATATGTTCTATATGTTTCATAGCTTGTATAATGACCTCTAAATGTCCCTCTCTACCTTCCATATCTACGCTGTGAACGTCCTTGTAAGAACAATACAGTAGAGCTGTCGGTTTATTGAAAAGGTCTTTGTAAAGGGCTTGTTGACGCAAATCAGCGTCTTTTGGGTACCACCTGCTATCTACAGCACCAGATTTTAGTCTTTTTATGTATGCAGTAGCCTTAGTATCTATGATTACATCGTCAAATTCAAAATCTGTTTTGCCGATAACATCATATTCTAAGCCATATTTATCACCTGGTATTTGTAATGATTTTTGATAAGAAATAACTTTTCCAAATTGTGGAAGTTCCTTAACAAATTGATTAGCAATTATACCAGACCAAAGGCATTCATCGTCAGTTTCATTACCTTTTAGTTCTATGTATTTGGATTTTGCATAATCTATGATAACTTCTTCATCAGTGATTTGATTTTGCAAAGCGTGTTCAGCAGTTTCCTCTGCTACACTACCCATTATCATTCGTGCATTGGGTTGTGAATCAAAATCATATAAATTATTGATAATCCAATGTGGTGGACTATCTATAAAACTATTAGTTTTTGAAGCACTATGTCTATATTCAATCTTCATGTTTATCTCCTTATGGTTATTAATGTTCAAAAGTATTGTAGTATATCTTATAGTGTATCTCTTGATACATTAAAAGGTAAAAAAATTGTTAAAAATAGTAAAGATTATAAAATATATAATTTAAGTATTTTAATTTCATGGCTATTGCACCCTACACAAGTGTATGGGTGTAAGAGCACTATTGCTCGATTACATAATTGTAACAAAAACAGAGTTTTTAGATTAAACAAATTATACAATAAGAATAAAAATTTTAAATCTTTCGTTGATAAAGCTATAGAAAATTATAAAATATCTTATGCGTCTCATTGAAAAACCTGAGCTTATTTCTACTATTTTAGACAAGCGTAAAGTATGGCTAAATATTAGAGAATCTCGTCTTATGTATATGTTTCATCGTAAGCTCATATCTATTGAAGAATATGAAGCTGGATCTCGTTATCGTCTTATGTGCGAACTTCAAGGTGGTGGTACAGGAAATGTTCTAAAAGAACGAATTGATGGTACCAACAAAGATTTTATAGCATCTGCTATTGGTGCTGCACTCGCAGTTAAAGAAGTTGATGACGAACTTGGTAAAAGAGTTTCTAAAATTATGAAGTTGTTTTGTCATTATAATTTTGGTATCATTGAGATAGCATATCATTTAAGTATGTCAGAACGCAGAGCATCTAACCAAGTACACGAAGGGCTATCAGATTTAGCAATATATTATGGCTACAAAAAAGTGCACAATACTATCAGAGGACAAGGTACAAAGAATCAAGGACAAAGAATACCTAAAATGGGTAGCTTCTAATCCATGTATTTTATGTCAAAATACTCAGTCACAAGCTCACCATGTAACTTTTGCTATGCCTAGAGGTTTCTCACAGAAAGTTGGAGATCAATTTACTGTTCCTCTTTGTTATAAACATCATCATTTATTACATACTAATGGTATGAGTGAAAAAGACTTTTGGAGTAAATTAGACATAGATGCTGTTGATATATGCTCTAAATTCTATAGTCATTACCACGATATGTGGAAAAATAAGAACTTTTTTTACGATGATTCTATGTTATGGCGTATTGTTTATGATAAACTTGTACCTAAGATACAAAATAACATTGATTTTCTACTGCAACCCAAATAACTAATAAGGATATCCTCGCCAGAGGTACGTAAATATGACAAAAATATTAAAGTTTCCTAAAGGCAAAGTTCAATATTCTGAACATTTCTTAGATGGTGTTAAACCAGATGCTATTGGTAATTTTATTAAAAGACAAAATCCCAATATGTCTATAAGAGCTGCAGACGCAATGGCTCTTGCAATTATTTACAGCACATATCTTAAGTTAGTTTTTGACGAAGAAGGACAAATTGTTCCTTCAGACATCATGGATGCATTAGATCAAGATGATCCTTCAACTTTTATATGGGCTTCTAATGGTAAAGAAACGCTTCACTAAAAAGAACATTTGGTTTCCTTCTGAGGAATCTAAAACCTTTCCTTACGACAAATATAGAGTGGAGTGGCTTGACTGTATAAGTGACTCAGGTTGGGCTGAACATAAAGAATTTACTAACATGAAACTAGCTACACCTGTAAACGAGGGTTGGCTATTCTCTAAAGACAAACATTCTATTAAATTGTTTGCAGCATATATTGAAGAAGATGGATCTTATACTTATGGAGATCGTACTAATATTCCTACATCTTGGATTGTAAAGATGACTAAAATTTAAAATAAATACCCACGTCAGTAATACATCCGATTTGGAATCATATTATTTTAAACAAGCCAGACAGTCTCCCATCTGGCTCTATCTGTACTAATTTGACGTCTCTAGTACTCAGGCACAGAATTTTTAAATACCTTTTTTAATATACTCATCATTAATTTTATCTGATTCTATTTGAGTTTCAGTTTTTAATGGATCTGTATATACTTCCTCTATTATAAGTTCTGATTTTTCTACCATACGTTTTTTAGTAGCTAGAATTTCAGCTTTAATATGATCTTTAGCGTGTTCTAATACTTGAATTAACTTTGGAAAGTTAGTTGGATATATACCATATATACTTAGATCATTAATTGCTGTCGCTACTCTTTGCAGTCCTCTTTGTCTTTTTTCTAGTCTCAGAGTCTCGCTGTCTGGTGTTATCATTTTCTTCCATCTCCTTTATTTTACGTTTAAGTTTATCTATTTCTAATTGCTTTGCAGCAAGTATCATTTTAAGTGCACGTTCATCCATGTGTTCTCATTTCTGTTAGATGTGTATCTAACTGTTCAATTAATTGTTTATATTCTACAATCCATTCTTGTAAAATCAAGGAATGTTTATCATATAAAAATCCACATTCTATAGCATTTCCAAGCACAGCTACTGATTCTTTAGCATCAGATAACTGTTCTACCATTTTATCTATTTCATGTTTTTTACCTCTATTGCTAGAAATAGTTTCTAAATGTTCATCTTTTAGTTCCGTCATTTTACTCCTTTTTTATCTGCTGCTATTTCAACAGCAGCTCTTGCTGCATTTAGTTTATCAGTTATTAATTTATCTAAGTTATTTTTCATAGATTCATATTTAAGCTGAGTTAATTGATGTTCTTCTTTTTCTAAATCTAAATCTTTACGAAGTTTTAAGATTTCATCTATTTTAGATTTAAGTTTTAATCTAAGTTCATTTATTATTTCATTATGCTGCGTCATCTTTTACCTCCTGTATTACACATACTGTACCATGTAAAATAGATCCTGGCAATGCCATATGACCTGTCTTATCTTGCCATGCTTTCCAAGCAACAGTAGCTCCTATATTTGGTTTAGATTCTTCTTTCATAAGAAATTCTTCATCCATATATATATCTACATACCCATCTTTTCTATTAGAATATTCAGGATAATATGCTTTAGACATTTCTATCATACTACAACTTATTTCTTTATACATATCTTGAAATGTAGGTTTTTTAGTATAGTCATGTGTTTTAATTGTACTATTAACATTTATAACTTCAGCTACCATTTCATCTGGCGTTCTAGTATTTTTTATATTTTTTTTTGGGTTACTTTCATATGGTTTAATTACGTGTAATTTATACATTGTTTTCCTTTTCGTTTAAATAAGAGTTAAGTAATGCTTTCATTAATGTACCCATTTTATATCCATGTAACTCTGTATAGTTTTTTGCTCTTTTATGTAAATCATGACCTAATACAACAGTTAATACTCCATATTTTTGAGTTACACTTGGTTTAAGTTTTTTAGGTTTAATTTGTTCGTCTATTATATTTATATCCATTATTACTCCTCATAGGGTTCAAAGGTAACTTCTATTTTACAATCTTTACCTTCATGTTTATGCCAAGCGTCATCTAAACTATCTAATAAAGATATAAAATCTTTACCTTGAATACATTCATCTGATGTAAGCATTTGTTTTACTGATGTGTCTTTACTTCTTTTTTGATTTTTCCAAGTATAATCCATGGAAAATATTTTATATTTATCTATGTGCATTAGTTCATCCATTTAGTTAATTGTTTGCTTACTAACTCTACGTATCTAAACCATTCTTCTATAAAGTTACGCCTTTTACCTTTGCGTTCTTTATCGACTTGTTTGATAGCTTTGTTAGTTGCTTTATCTAGTATGTCTACTTGATCTTTAAGATTCATCTGCATATACCTCATCATCTTTTTTATTGTATTTAATTTCTGCAATAACTTGCGTTTTGCCCATTTGCGTATAATCTTTAACATAAGAACATACACAGTCTTTACCATCTTCAGTTACTAAATCTTGTTTGTTGTTTTCTAACCAACTATTAAATGCTTCGTTTTCATCATTAGCAAGTACTTGCCACTTAGTAACATATGTTGCTTCGTATTCTATTTCGTAAACTTTTTTACCTACATCTTTTTTAAAGAAGTATAATGCTTCATCTACCATAATTACCTTTCTGTAAGGTTAAGCCCTACAAATGTGCAGGGCTTTACCGATATTATTATTTAGTAATTGATAAGAACTCAGGCTTAGGAATAGTATTAGTATTAATCTTTTCCTTACCCATTTCATTATCAAGCACTCCCCATACAGTAGACAGAGATTGACCTGCGTTAAGCAAGTTTTTACAATACTCTTTAGACATATCTAACATTTGTATTGCTTTACCTCTTGGGCCTGAATAATAGTCACGTTCTGTTTCTTCATGACATAACTTTTTAAGCAGCCTATCTAACTCATCAGGTTCTTTTAACAAAGAATGACTTATTTCTTCTTTCCATTTTCTGACTTTCTTCCATTGCTCTAGCTTATCTTCTAAGACATGGATAGCATTGTCTAATTTACCTTTTTTCTGAAGTAAAATAGAATCCATTTCGTTAGCAAATTTTGCATGGTCATCATACAAAACTTTAACATCATCGTGCATTTTATTAATCTTAAGTTTATCTTTAAATGCCTCGAAGTTATCTTCTGCTTCTTTATCAATGGTATCTTGCATTTCAGTTTTCAAAATATTCTTTCTATCGTCATATTTTGTTTCAATGAAATGATCTAGATAGTCTTTTTCATCTTGTCGTATGGGTGTTTTACTACTACTCATGCTACATGACTCCTTTGTTCATTAGTTTTACTTATAGTTTCTAACTTTTCTGCAACTTCTTTAGCGTCTATTGATTTGTCCATTCTTTGACAAACTCTAATAAACAATGATGTTGCAGTAGTTTTCTTACCCATAGGGTCTAACATTTGTAATGATTGTGTTTTTGCAACAGTCTCATGACATAGTCCTATAAGTTCTGCATAGTATGTAAGCATCGGTTGATACTTATCTGCTACTCTTGATTTAACTGGTAGTTTTGTTTCCATCTTTTTCCTCCTTTTTTTTGATTTCAAATGGCATACAATCATCTAACGTATCTGGTGTAGACTTATGTATACATTGACACACTCCTATTGTTGCTCTTATAGGATATGTTATTGCTCTAACGATCATCTCTCCTAATTGCTCTACTCGCTTCGTCATAGTTCTCCTTTTTTTTGGTTAGTCTTATATACTTCTCTTTAGTTTGATAGTATTCTATATCAAATTCCTTTGTACCAGGAATTGGATCGACATCGGCGATGAGCCAATTCCAGCTTTTCCTGATGGCTAAACCACCAACAGTATAAGTAACAAATCGAATAACAGTAAAAATTCCATTCACTAAACCTCCATATCTTTAGTTAATATTAATGGTTTTTCTTTCATTTTTATATCTTGGATTTCTTTTATCATATTTTTGTACCTTGGATTTTTTGCTCTAGTTAAATAATTAATTGTACCTACATTATCTATCTTTTCCCAAGCTCTAGTTATTTGAGATATACGTAGTGGGTATGGACTATCATCTTCAAAAGGATCTATAGTTTTCATCCATTCATCAAATATTACTTGTGGTTGGTTAACTGCAAATATATTTAGATCCCAACCTTTTTGATTACATATATCTATAAGATGATCACTAGGTAATCTGTTGATACATCTTTCATATTTTTGTATTTGTTGGAATGTTACTTGTATACATTCAGCTATATTTTTTTGTGTATAACCATTCCATACTCTATGTAATGTTAATATCTTAGCAATATTAGCATTTATATTACTCTTGTGTGGTGTACGCTTACATTTACCCATTATTACCTCCATATATTTTATTAAGAACCAACAGCTCTCGCTTATCGGAGCTGGTGGGGATTGTTACTACTCTAATTGATGGTTTCTTATCTCTATATATTTTAACTATCTGTATATATCCTCTCTTGGGATATAGGATAGGTAGGTGGATTACTTTTAAAAAGTATTTTTTCCACCATAATATATTCTCTTTTCTTATCGAGCCTGTAAAGTCTTGGTTATACAGCAGCTTTACTGCTCTGCTTAGATTTATTGGATTTTCTCGGAACTTTCCCTCTAGTATTACTCTGAACATAGTTAACCTCTTTATTGTTAGTAAATCCACTTATCCATAGCATATGCTCTGCCCATGCTTTAGCTGTCCAATGTTTAGGTGTTTTAGTTTTTTTCATTTAAACTCCTTTGCAAATTTATTTCTATCTTTTTCTAAAGCGAAATAAGTTATATTTTCATGTCTTAAAGTATGATTAACTCTATTTAATAAAGTTTGAAGTCTTATTCTTTTTTTTCTTTGCATTTCATTATCCCATATCCATATGGCACAATCTACTTTATCTGTCATGCTTTCCTCACTCTCATTACTCTATATTTACAATCCCAGTAAGCATCTTCTTTGCCATTCATTTGTTTAGAAAATTTCTTTTCTACATTTCTGTGATTACGCCAGTAGCCATCTTTTTGATCAACCTCATCAGGTGTCATAACTATTCTTTTAGTTCTAACAAATCTACCTGTCTGGGTGTTATAGTCCTCGTGTCTATTAACATAATCAACTTTATATACTATTAAGTTTCTTGTCATATATTCTCCTTACCAACTACAATGATACTCAGGTAAATTACCTTTAGATATTTGTTCTTTGCACCATTGTAGGAATTGTTTATCTCTTTCTTTATAGTTATTAACTTGTTCTTCTTGGTATTGTTGTCCCCAAAAAAAACCATCTGTAGCTATATAATATTGATAATCGCTATTTATAGCTTTCTCTAGTTTATTTAGTACATCTTCGTTTATTATTACAGGGCCACCATTAAAACCTAAGTTAAAGTCGCCCTCATCTATTTCTTCTGGAGTCTGCTCTTTATACATAGCAGCCATAAATTGCTGCAATCTAGCGTGTTTTCTCCAATAAAATCCATCTTTCTCTGGATTATAGTTATCATCATATGTATTGAATGATAAATCTTTCTGATCTCTTAAATGTGCATATTGATCTAATCCCATATACTCTCCTATATTAATTGAAAGGGCTACTCCCCCTCAAAGGAGGGGGGGTGTACCCAATATTTATTTCTTAGCTAAGATCTCATTCATCTTGCTATCTAAAGCCTCAATCTTATTTAATACAGTTTTAATAAGATCATATTGTGGTTTAGGTGCATATATTTGAGGATTAGCTTTAACATGTGCTATTCTTTCCTCTAATGGTTTACTTGCTATAAATTCTTCTCTTGGAAGAAATGTAGTTTGTACTGTCATATTATTCTCCTATTGGTTAGTTATTATTAATCAACGATTGTTTGATACTTGTAACAAACGATTGTTGTATTTTCTTATTACTCTCTTAAACCTATTACACTCAAGCTCTCTAGCTTTGATAACAGGGTCGTCAGGTAAGGGAAATTGTAAATTATTCATAAAATAATTACCTATTCTATCTATATCTCCCTCTAGTTGTAACTCTATGTTATATGGTATCATTTTATCTCCTAGATTATACTGATGATACCCAGCACAATTGCCAGGTACATCAGATTAGTTATAATAGTCATTATTTAATCTCATCTTCTATTAGCTTAGTAATAGTTTTCTGATGTTTCTTAAATATACCTACTATTTGTTGTATTCTCGCTGGAGTTAGCTTATCTAAGGCATCTATACTATCACCATAGGTACCAGCTATATCAAACTTAACAGTTATCTCTATCTTTTCTGGTATTTTTGGGAATGGATTAAGATTAGTCTTATCATAAGTACTCTTAACGCTTGTTATAGTATCATTTAACATTTTATTGATGTTCATCTTATCTCCTTTTATTAGGTTATGATCTACACACACACATCTGATAATGAGTGGATATAGATACTTTATACGTTGCTATTAACTACACTAGCAATCAAGATCACTAGATATATCAATAGGTTAGATTAATATCGGCAATCAGTTAATCAATCGACAAGCGAGAGTTAACCAATTACCAATATATAATAACAACTTATATCGCTGTCACGTGTGTCAGCGTATATCAGTTGGTACTAACAACATTGTATTAGATATACTAACACAACATCTTAACCAACATCGTTGGTCGACTTCTACGTAGTATAAGTTGAGCATAAGATGAAGTAACAATAGCTGCGATTAGCAGCGAATAAAGAAGCGAGCAACAGCGAGCTGAGAACTAAAGACAATAACAATTAAGACGGGTTTAAGATTCACCCTCCATGATTTCGATGTGTTATCGAATATCATTATAGGGGGGTCTTCTACAGCACCATAACCAATACAACAACAATACAACAATAAGAGGAACATAATATGATAACAGCAGCAGGAAGAATGTTAATGACATTAGGTAGAGGAATGCTTAGACAAACTAAGCACTTATCACCATATAAGTCTACAACAGTTTCAAAAGTAATAGGTAAAGGCAAAAAAGCTAGAACAGAAACTACTTTTACAGGCATTAAAGAAAGAGCAGCCAAAACTATGAAAACTAAACAAGAGTTTACACCATTAGGCAAATATGCCAATAAAGGCATGGAAAAAGTAGGTATCTCAGCAACAAATAGAACTAGAGCTTTAGCTGGTTATAACACAGGTTATAAGCACGTTAGAAGAAATAAGAAAAGATATGCTTCAGCTGTAGCAGGAGCAGCAGCTTGGGATATGATGTCTGACGATTAATGGCTAAGCAGAAGTTTACTAGCTATACCCCTAGGGATCAACCTAAAAAAAGACCAGGAATCCACAAAAAATCGAAATCGAAGTCGGAAAAACTACAGCAAAATCTAAATAGATACAAAGGACAAGGAAGATAATGAGAAAATCAATTGTAAATATGTGGACATATCCTATTAAAAGAATAATTAAACAAAAACAGGATATTAAAAAGAACTTCCAGTCCAAGAAGTTTAAGAAAAATACTAAAATCCTAGATTACGCTAAGAAGTTTATATAATATGACAAAAAAATTAGAAAAACTAGCTGGTGAATTAATTAACTTGAGTCCTGAAGATGGACAGAAGTTAGCTATGATCATTAAAGCAAAGATGATGCCAGAACAAGCTAAACAACAACAGCAACAGGGTTTACTACAGCAGCAAAATCCTCAAGCTCAACAACAAATGGCTAATATGGGTAAACGACCAGGTGGTCAAATGCCTATGCCAACAACCAGAGAAGCTGCAATGAGAGGATTATTAAGATGATAGGAAAAGGAGCTTTTATTGCAAGTAAAGCATTTGCAAAAAAACATTACACAAGTGCTATACAGTCTATAAAAGAATTAAAAGGGCCAGCAACTAAGTATGCTACTGCAACAGGAAAGCATATTATGAAACATAAAGGTAAATATACTGCTGGAACTGTTGCAGCAGGTGGAGTTGGTTTATATTCTGCTTCCAAAAATAATAATTTAGGTAAATTAAAAAAATCAGACCCAAGATATAAAATTATGAAACAAAAAGGATATCTATAATGCCACAAGTAGGAAAGAAAAAGTTCGCATACACAAAAGCTGGTAAAAAGAAAGCTAAGATGTACGCAAAAAAATACAGTAAGAAAGTTAAAAAAGGTTAGATTATGGGAAAGAAAAAAGTTAGTGGACAATGGAAAGAAGATGCAACTAAGAAAGTAAAAAACTTTTTAGGAAAAGCTAAAAAATCAGCAGCTAAAGTAGTAAAATCAAGTGGTAAAACATATGGATCATATGTGGCTCCAACTGTTGGTCTATTTAAAAAAGCAGGAACTGCTGCTACTAACATAGGTAAAGTTGCTTTAAAATTTCCAGGTACTGGTCTAGCTGCTAGTGGATTATATTATGGAGCTAAAGCTCTTGTTAAAAAGGGTGAAAAAACTGCTTCAAGAACTGCATTTAGACAATATAATAAAAAAGGTAAATGGATGATATAATGATTGATCCTAAGCGTACTTATACAAATCATAAAGAACATGGGGAAGATATGTCTCACGAAAACGAAATAAATAAATCTACAACAGAAATTAAAGTTCCAAACATAGGTGGTAAAAGACCTGGAGCTGGTAGACCTTTTGGTGCTAAGACTAAAAAAAATTGGAAGTCCATGCAAGAGATGGCTGAGAAATATCAACATTCTCCTTTGGATTATCTATTAGCTGTGTTAAACAATCCTATGAGCTCACCTGAACGTAAAATGTATGCAGCTGAAAAGGCAGCACCATTTGTTCACCCAAGGTTAGCGTCTACAACATCGAAAATAGGAACAGATGAACCAATTGCAATCAAAGTCTCCTGGCAAAAAGACGACAAGTAAACCAGTCGTTAAAATAGAAATACCCTATAAGCCAAGACCTTACCAATTAGAAGTACATAACTCATTAAAAAGATTTAGTGTCCTAGTATGTCATAGA